GGTATATGTTTTTATCTGCCAACTTGTGGCAGATATTTTGCCTTGGTTTCTTCCCAAGACAGGTATATCAAGTCATCATAGAACAATGATTCATAAGACACATTGTTTTTTTTCTTCAACATTGATATGCGACCTTTGGCATATTTGGTTTTCCAAATATTTGCCAAGGTTTCAGGACTGGTATCAAATGATTTGACCAGTTCTTTGTCACCAATCTCTTTTCTGAGAAATTCATTGGTGTTATTGTAGAGAGGTGAAAAATAGATACCTCTCTGATGTTCAGTGCGAATCAATTCTTTCGGTATACTTAGTTTGGAGTATGCAAAATTCAATGACCGGTTTTTGTGGTCACGCTTGAGTGGTAAACCATTTTGGTTCTTGGCTTCCCACCATTCAAAATATTTACGAGTATGGTTTTCTTTGATCCAGTCAAAGACCATTTTCATAGTTTTCCTAGTGGGTTCGAAAGCAACTGACCCACTAGAAAATCCCATCTTGTTCCAATGTTCCAGGCCATCATATTGAGATAGACCATTAGACTTGGTATTACCATATAAAGAGGTTGTAGTGACGCCAACCAATGTATCTCCATAACGAACCTTCCAATCATTTTGTACTGTATCAGATAGACATAACAATGCCAACAATTTGCCACCCATATAATTAAATCCTAAAGGTTGCAGTGGTACAATCGTTGAACCGATTGCTGTGTGGTTAATCATTCCTTGTTGTGTCTTAACATCTCTTGCCCAACCAATTGCAGAATCTCTTGGAGTTAAATCCAAGAAGTCGGACGATATACAAATAACACCAAGGTATTTTCCAGAACGACCATCAATTACTGTGTAATACAAATTGCGGCCAATGTTACTATTGTTTTTCATTGTGGATGAAAATGTACGAATAGTATTCCAAGTTTCTGCACCGTCACCATTGGATAGTTGCAAAATAGGTTCTAGTTTTTCATAATCATCCGGACCTTCTGGCATCCAGAAATTCTTTTTAACCTTTTCGACTAATTTTTCTTGCGTTAAATCAATTAATTGTTTGGCATCACCATACAATGTACTAATTGTTCGTGTTGGATATTTCTCCTGTACCTCACACCATTTCTGATACAATGTATACTCACGCACATCCATTTTAGATGCGTAGGTTAAATTCTGAATGAGAGTTTCTTTTAATAACTCCGTGTCAATATGTTCAAATCGGGATGCATCGTTGGTTCTCGACCACACATCCCATTGAGCATCAACATAATCTATAGGTGTTGCCATTAAGTTCTTGCTTGTAGTTGTTTCATGTTTTTAGGATTAAAATACTTGCGTCTAATTTTATCCAATTTCTTTAGACCAAATTGTAACGCCAGTGGTTTCACACGACTAGTATACAACATTCCGTTCATGTGGTCAAGCTCATGGAGAAAACAACGAGCAGTTATACCAGTAAATGTTTTGGTACGTGTCACACCCGTGAAGTCCTGGTATTCTACTTCCACTTCGGCAGGCCTTGTGATTCTCAAATTTAATAAAGGGAAAGAAAGGCAACCTTCTTCCATGTGTGCTTCACCTTTTGATGAAAGAATTTTTGGATTAAAGTATGCCACATATTCATCATTAGAACCCATAACAAATACACGATACTCAAAACCACATTGGTTGGCAGAAAGGCCAATACCATTGTACTTCTTACAAGTTTCAACTAAAGTGGATGCAAAACTATTTGGATTAATTGGTACATTTTGAAAATCAAATTCAGGCGCTGAAGCTGTAACCAGCTTTGATAGCAGCACGAACCATAGACTTGGTTGGTGTGCCCATACGATACACGGCAACTTTGCTACCATCACCACGGGATTTGGTGTTGGTGTAAATTACATGACCTTCTTGACGAAGTTCATCAATACGAGCGGCAACATTTTGGATGCCGAAACGAGCACGAGCCTGTGCGGTTGAAAGTGTGTTGTATCCCTCTTTCTTGCTCAAGAAATTAAGGATGCGGGTTTTTGCGGATAGTTTAGTCAAGATAAATCTCCTAATGACAAAGTTAAACAAAGTTCTTGCGTTCTGCAAGTATTCACATTATACTATTACTTAGTGTGTGTGTCAACATATTTTGCGGTATATGTTTTTATCTGCCAACTTGTGGCAGATATTTTGCCTTGGTTTCTTCCCAAGACAGGTATATCAAGTCATCATAGAACAATGATTCATAAGACACATTGTTTTTTTTCTTCAACA